CCAGCCTGTGGCCATTTCGCCTGATTGGTCAAAGTAATACCAATTGCCGTCTGTGTGCTTCTTCCAACGATTTGCAAGCATATATCCTGAGCCGTCGAAGTAGTACCAAGTGCCGTTGATTTTCTCAAACTTATCTTTAGGATAAGAGCCGTCTGAGCGTACATACCAGTAGCCTGTATCATTTTTCTGCCAGCCTGTTTCAGCGCCTAGGCCGTTCTCAATATCTCGCTTAAACTGTTCACGGCTAACGCCCCATTTAGCAAGATAGGGATACGGGTCAACGTGGTCGCTACTGTTATCAGGCTGGTTATTGGTGCAGTATTCATGCGTTTTGATACCCTCCAAGTCGTCTGTATCAAGAGTTTTTGGCAAACCTGCTTCATCTGCTAGATTTCGTAGCAATTCGATATAAAGACGATAGTCTGTCATGAACTCTTCTTTAGTTGAATGGCTTTCAATCAATTCAACTGCTGCATAGGTCTCAGCATTCCAACCGCCACCAACGTCCCACATTCCATTGTTTACAGGACCTACCTGCATAACACGACCGTTACCAACGACATGAGAAAAGAACCCAAGTCCAGGGTCCTTTCTGTAATGGTAGTCCGCCTCGTTCTGAGCGGTTGAGTTTCGGTTGCCTGTTGAGTGGGCGTGAACCTGACGGAAAGGCTCAAATCCAACAATCGGCAAATCCGTGCGTAGTCTGCTTGTATCGATATCCATACCTATTCCTCACTTGGTTTCTCATAGTCTAGAGCTCGTGTGCTGTCTGTGATTCCGCTTGTTGTCGGGTCATTGACCAGACCGATAGCAGTCAAGAACACAAATACCGCATTAACAAGCAGAATCAACTTGTTGCCGATATCACCCAAATCTAGACGATATCCAAAGACTGCTGCACCAGCTTGCAAGACAAGCAAAAATGCTGGAATTGCAGTCAGCCAAAAGAATTTATTTTCTAGTCGTAGTTTCCAGTTAATCATATTGTTTCCTTTCTTATGGTAATTTCGTAGGCCAAGGCTCATCTGTCAAGTATGAGATGGCACTTACACGGATATCTCCAATATCTTTGTTAGTTGGGATATCTTCGTTAAACGTGAATTGGATGAAGTTTGAGTCGGTTACTCCTCCGAGATACCATATCCCATACGGCTTCCCAGCGTCATTATAAATTCCACCAATCAGTGACGCCTCACTCCTAAATCCTGCAGGTATTCCACCAGGACCTAACACTTTAGCCCCTTTGTCCCCACTGCTATTGTGCCTTGCGAATCCAGGTCCATTACGTCTGCCTATTCCAAACCAACCCCATTGAAGACCTCCGAATTGATAAGTAACAAGATTGTTTACTCGTCTGATTTTAACGAACGAGTTGCCTGCTCTAGAGACACTGTTAAGCGTTCTCCAGCCAGTATCGCCGATTAGAACACGCCAGCCTGTGTTACCATTTCCGCTTTCTTTTATCCATTTCAGAGCGCCGTTCGTCACGTTGACATCTACATAGGTTGTTCCGATTTCGGCAGTGATACGCCCTTCTGGAGAGCCTGCCCCACGGATTTCATGACCTACGTTGTCTGGTAGCGGTAGAGTGACATTATTACCCCCAGCGATGCCGAGGGTATTTCCTGTTAATGTCAGCCTTGGTTCAGGCTTTTGGTTCAGCACCTTCACATCACGGCCAACCGCTTGAGCGAATTCCTCAAAATTGCTCATGGCAATCACACTTTCGCTGCGTTGTAGGTTGCGACCAAATCAAGATTGGCAAATTCATCAATACGACGGCCAAGGTCAGCCAATTTTTGAACAACTGCACCTTCAGTGCTACCGCTCAATTTAGCGATTTCCTCAGCGATTTCTTTGAGGGTGTCAAATTTTTCAGATACCCCTTCACCTAAAATGTCATTCTTGACTGCGGTTTTAGCTTGTTCAATCAGTTGTGTGACTGTCGCACTGTCAATCTTTGTATCGATTAACTGCTTCAGCGCCTTGTAATCCACTCCCAATGCTTGAGCGAATGCAATCCATTTACTTGTATCCATGTTTTACACCTTTCCTAAGTTATAGTACGTAAGCAAATCAGGGATTTCCTGACATGCTCCACCTTCGCTTGCAGGTCGTTCTGCAAGCTGTTTTTTTACTTCTTCTGCTATATCTAATTCCTTTAATTTATAGATATCTTCAGTAACCAATTCCTTGTCTGAGTCTTCAATTTCAATATAAGTATCTCTATCGCTTGGGAAGATATACCCTCCGACCGAGATTTCTACTCGGTATTTTCCGCTTGGTAGAATACTGTCTAAATTGAAATTGACAGAATGGCTAGTGACGGGAGCAGTTGTCTTCCATCTTCGTTGTCCCTTTGTTAGAGTAACAACCGCATCTTGACCTTCAAACAAAGTCATAACACGGTAATTCTCGTCTAACAATTCAAACCCAAAAGTAGAAGACAAATCCCCTTGTTTAATAAGGTCGCCACCATCAATCCGAGCCAAATTGGTTGTATTCACTCTGTGGTTTTTACAACCCATTCTGAACCTCTTTCTATCTATCATCTATTAAGATATCTGTCGTAATATCCAATTTCTCAAAATCACAGTATAAACGATCTATGTATCCATTACCTCCTAGAGTTTTATAGCTTTTGTGCATGCTTTCTACTAGTGAGAATTCATCTCTAGAGGTATATCCTCTGTTAATAGCTCGTCGCATATCACGGTCAAGGCGCAGCTTCATAGTATTTAGATGCGCCTCGTCGTGAATTTTTAATTTTGCTTGCACTTCATCGATTTTGGAATTGCTATCTTTAGCGGTAGTCTGGACATCTTCAATTTGTTTCTTGACATCGGTTAGTTCCGAGACAATTTTATCTGTTTCTTCTTTGGCTTTTTTCGGCAACCGATAGCTTATCCAAGCAATGATTGTTGGAGTTAGCACTGGCATTACGCTAGTGAAAAAATGTTCTATTTTCTCAAAGACGTCCATAAACACCTCTATTATTGGTTAGGCGCAACTGTTGTAGCAGAAGGTTCTGTTGCTGTAGGAGTTACGGTAGCTGTCGTAGAAACTGCAGCTGCTGGTGCAACATTCGTAGGCTCATTTTGTTCTTTAGGCTCGTACTTCCACGCTACGCCATATCCATCACGTTCAAGACGTCCATCACGAATAAAGTCGCTTGCAGGCTCTCCATTATAAGTAAATTCACGGTTAAGTTGTACCAGAACCCTCTTACCTTCACCATCTACCTCAACATGTGCTGGGTCTTCAATGGTAATCAAGTCACCTGGCATATAGTGTTTACCTACTTCAGCTGATTGAATTAAATCAACTAAAACTTTATAAGCTGTTCCGTACTGAAGCAATTTTTCTGTTATCAACGTTAAAACTAATGCGTAGCTAACTTTGCCGTAGTGGTCGCTTTCAGTCTTGTTCTGCTTAACTGCTTGATCTGTGGCCGTCTGCTTAGCTTCGGCTTGTGCCAATTTCTGTTCAGCCTCTTGAAGCTTAATGTGAGTTTCTTCCAACTTAGCTTGAGCCTGTACAAGAGCGCTCGTTGGGTCAAGCTCTGTTTTAATAAAGTCTAAAACCGCTTGAATCAACACTTCTTCATTGTCCTGCGTGCGATTACCTGGTAATTCAACACGCTCATAGCTGTAGCGTCCAGGTTCTTCTTTCTCAATCGTAACGATTGTGACATTCTTTTCCCCTTTTAAAGTCGGGCTTCCTGTTAATTTGTAAGTCATTAGTTATTTCCTTTCATTTTTGCTTGCGTTTCTTCAAATAACTCTTTAAGTGCTGGGTCATATTCCAGCACCGCTTTAAATGCCTGTAGTTCAGCCAAAGTCAATGTATAGCGTGCCTCTAAATGCGCACGTCCCAATTCGCCTTCTGCCAAACGGTTGACGAGCGACTCAGCGACTAACTTATCGATTGTGTGATTATCCATGTAATTTCTCCATTTCTTTGATTTTCTGGTCCAGTTCTTGGACAGCCTTCAGCAAGTAGGGTACGAAAACGGTATAGTCGATGTGCAGATAGCCATCTGGATTCTCAGGATCTCGTGAGATAACTTC